ATGAAGAAACGAATCATAGTAGAATATGGAGAAGTAAAGCGGATCGCCTTGCTGATGAATTGTACTTACGAAATGGTGTCGCATTCGCTGGCTTACCGAAAGGATACCAAACTGGCGAAGGCGATCCGGAAAATGGCTTTGATGCGCGGAGGTATCGAAGTAGGTGACGAACTGATAAATAACAGGAATCATGGAAGCGAATTGGTTAAAAGCGTTTAGCGGTGAGATCGCTTGGTGGCGCAGCCTTACCGGGAAAGAGAAACTATATACCGTTTACTTTCTGCTGAGTTTTACCTTGTTGGTTGGAATGGCGGATTGTAATCCGGTATGGGTGATGTTTTTGGCCGTGTTGAATTTCGGCAACTCTGCACGGCTGGTAAAAAGAGTGCCGATCGATAAACTGGAAGATTATTAACCGGTAAAACAATCGGGAATGGAATATTACAATAAAATATTGTGCGTGACATACGAAGAACTGACATCCGGGGATGACCCGGTAATCAAACCCAATACGCTTTTCAGCAATGTCCGCCGGAAAAACATCCAATGCCTGAGCCGTGGCGGTGGCGAGGGAGGCCGCGCCTTGTATGCCTACTCCTCCCTTCCCCCCAAATACCAACAACGCTTTGTCGCCAAGTATGGCGAACCTGAAGAGATCATGAGAAGAGAGATACTGCGCGGACGTGTCCGCAAGGATGAACGGGCGGAAGACTTCTTTGAGAAGCACCGCTACGACAGGAACGGCGAGCTGGTGACGCTTCCAGAGGACACCATCACGGCCTATACGCTGAACGCCTCGGTGCTGAACACGCTGATCGGCGATATCGCTCGTCTCCGTCCCAAACGAAACAGCCTGGGCATATCAGGCGACTACTGGGAGGAGATAATGAAACGGAGCGAAGAACTGCGTACGGAGTTCGGCCATACGCTGCCCGGCTGCGTCGGACGGCTGAAGGAACTGATCAAACGCTACAGCCCCGACCATTACGAGGTGCTGATCAGCGGGAAGTATGGCAACAGGAACACACTGAAGATTGGCGAGGAGGAAGGACGGTACATCATTGCGCTGAAGCGGAGCCAGATGCCCAAATATACCGACCATCAGATCTTCGAGACCTACAACCGCACGGCCCCGGAAAGGGGTTGGAAACCGCTCAAGAGCGAACGGGGCATGAAGGGCTGGCTGAACAGTCCCCGTATCAAACCCCTGTGGCACGATGCCGTGTTCGGCGAAATGCGGACACACCAGCTCTACGACCGCAAGCACCACACGTTGCTCCCTGCCAGCCGGGATTCCCTCTGGTATGGCGACGGCACGAAACTGAACCTCTATTACCGGGACGAAAGCGGAAACAAACGCACGATCAACGTCTACGAGGTGGTGGACGCCTACAGCGAAGTGCTGTTAGGCTACCATATCAGCGAGCAGGAAGACTACATCGCCCAGTACCATGCCTTCCGCATGGCGATCCAGCGCAGCAGGCACAAACCTTACGAGCTGGTGTGCGACAACCAGGGAGGCCACAAGAAGAACACAGCCAAGGGGTTCTTCTCGAAGATCAGCCGGATCCACCGGCCAACCGCCCCCTACAACGGCGAGTCGAAAACGATCGAGAACATCTTCAGCCGTTTCCAGCAACAGGTGCTCTGGACGCGCTTCGGCTACACGGGGCAGAACGTGACCGCTGTAAAGGCCACCAGCCGCCCGAACCTGGAGATCATCAACGCCAATATCGACGCGCTCCCTACGCTGGACGAACTGCACGAGATCTACGAGGCAGCCCGCGAAGAGTGGAACGAGATGAAACACCCGGCAACCGGTATCTCCCGGATCGAGATGTACGAAAACAGCGTGAACGAGGAGACCGATGCCGTCAGTGTGCGCGACATGGTCGACATGTTCTGGTACACGACCGAGAAACCCTCGACCTTCACCTCCAGCGGCATCAAGATCACCGTGCAGAAAAAGGACTATACCTACGAGGTGTATGACGACCAGGGCAATCCGGATCTGGAATGGCGTCGCCGGAACACATTCAAGCAGTTCTATGTGCAATACGACCCGACCGACATGCGCAGCGTCCGGTTGCTCTGGATGGACAAAGGCGGAGCGTTGCGCTTCGAGCGTGTAGGGCTGCCTCCGATCTACATCCACCGTGCCCAACAGGAACAGACGGAAGAGGAAAAAACATTTATCCGCCAGCAACAGGAGGCCATAGCCGGCGAGCGTGTCGAACGCCAGGTCATCGCCAAGGAGATCGAATACGAACACGGTGTCGCTCCGGAACAGCACGGCCTGGTCAGCCCCGACCTGAAAGGGCTCTCTAAAGAGGCCAAGGAACAGCTCGACCGCCGTACACGCCAGTACAGCCAACCGAAGAGACGGACGCTGCGGGTATCATTGGGTCGCGATACCAAGGAATTGAGTAACGTCACCTGGGACCAGCTCGGCGGCAACAACGAGGTGAACCTGAGCAACGTGGCAGGCAAACTATAAATCAGGAATCATAAATTGAAAATCATACAATGGAAGCATTAAGCAACAAACAGAAAGACGCCATCCGCGAGGCTCTTCGCGCCTACGTCGCCAAGTATCCCAGCCAAAACAAGGCGGCCGGGAGTTTGAAGAACACATCGGTCGGCACGATCAGTTGTATCGTGAACGGCAAGTATGAAAACATTTCAGATAAGATGTTCCGCGACATCGCCGCACAGATCGGTGGCGGAAAGGACGAAACCGGCTGGCAGATCGTCGAGACCTCCGCCTACCAGGAGATCAACTTCGCGCTCGATGATGCCCAGCGCTGGCGTAACGTCACCTGGGTGGTGGGCGAAGCCGGATGCGGCAAGACAACGACGGCCCGCCTCTATACCGAAGAACATAAGGAGGTGTTCTATATCCTTTGTTCCGAAGACATGAAGAAAGGCGACTTCGTGCGTGAAATCGCCCGGAAGGTGGGTATCAAGACCGACGGGCACAACATCCGCGAGGTGTGGAGCCTGATCCTGGACGACGTGATCCAGATGGAAGCCCCGCTCTTGATCTTCGACGAAGCCGACAAACTGACCGAACCGGTGTTCCACTACTTCATCAGCATGTACAACAAGCTGGAGGAAAAATGCGGCATCATCTTCCTCTCGACCGACTACATTGTGAAGCGTATCCAGAACGGCCTGCGCTACCGCAAGCCCGGCTACAAGGAGTTCTACAGCCGTATGGGGCGCAAGTTCTTCGAGCTGGAGGCCACCACGCCGAACGATGTCTATTCCATCTGCGTTGCCAACGGGCTGAGCGACCGGAAAAAGATCGACGAAGTGATCCGCGACGCCGAGCCATGCGACTTCGACCTCCGCCGCGTGAAAAAGGCGATCCACCGGGTCAAACGGATGGGCGAGTAAACAACCGTTCGAATGCTATTTGAACACAATTCGAAAACAACATGAAACGAGCAATAAGCGTCCGGGACATCCTGGACAAGAAATATGAGACATTCCCCTTTGAGGGAAAATGGAAAGAGGCGTTCGATACGCCCGAGAACCGGGGTGTCTGGTTCATCTGGGGCAATTCGGGCAATGGGAAGACCTCGTTCGTCATGCAACTCTGCAAAGAGCTGTGCAAATACGACCGGGTGGCGTTCAATTCGCTGGAGGAAGGTACCTGCCTGACGGTGCAGAACAACCTGCGTCGGTTCGGCATGGCCGAAGTAAGCCGCCGCCTGGCGTTTATCAAGGAAGACATCCCGGCACTGAAGGAACGGCTTGCCCGTCACAAGAGCTTCAACATCGTGGTGATCGACAGTATCCAGTACACGCAAATGAACTACCGCGATTATATTCTCTTGAAAGAGGCGTTCCCTGACAAACTATTCATCTTCATCAGCCACGCACGGGGTAAAAACCCGAAAGGCGACGCGGCCACCAGCGTGATGTATGACGCCGACCTGAAGATCTATATCGAGGGTTACGTAGCTTTTAGCAAGGGGCGTTACATCGGTGACACCGGCCGGTATGTCATTTGGGAAGAGGGAGCACGTGAAGCCGGTTTAATCTAAAACGAATCAGATATGAAGGTAATACAAATGACCCCCAAACAGGGCTACGCGAAGCCCGACAACTACGCTGCTTTCTACGGCCTGCTGAAACAGATGCCGGGGGCGGGCAAGGAAGAGATCGTGCTTCAGTTCACGAACGGGCGTACCGACAGCCTGCGCGAAATGTCGCTCCACGAATACAACGAAGCCATCCGCGCGATGGAGAAGCTGACACGCGCCGAAGAGACCGAAGCCATGCGTATCCTGAAACGCAAGCGGTCGGACGTGCTGCACCAAATGCAACTGTTAGGTGTCGATACCGCCGACTGGAAGAGGGTCGATGCCTACTGCCTCGACAAACGGATCGCCGGCAAACGGTTTGCCCGGCTCGATTACGAGGAACTGGAAAGGCTGCTGGTGAAACTACGCACCATCCGCCGGAAACAAAAGGAGGAGGATTAACAATGGCACGTTACATCCCCCTACAAGACAAACTCGACGAAATCGAGGAACAGGGCAAACGCCTGCGCCGCCGGAAAGAATATTTGGAGCACGAACGCGACTTCCTGATCGATATGCTTATCACTCGGCCGGTGAAGGACATGGAGGCGCAACGCCGGCTGCTGCGGGAGTGGGACGAGGAGATCGACAAACTGGAACTATCTATCACCTACCTCCGCCGGGAATATGTGAAATACAAGAATCAATTGACAATTAACAATAGACAATTGACAATTATAAATCAACATTCAAAAACAAAGAAAAATGGAAGACTTAAGTAAACTCTCCAGCAAGGAGCTGGAAGCCCTGTTGGAAAAGAAGAGAGCGGAAGAACGCCAACAGGCATTGGACAAACGCGCCGCCTACGAGGGCATCCGCGCCGAACTGGTACAGAAGGTGGAACAGAAGGTTCGTGCCGTGTGCGACGAAGTGAAGGGGCTGCACGCCTTTTGCGTGGACGAGATCGAGGCGTTCCGCCAGGTGCTTGCCGAGTACGGCCAGTTGCGCCGCGAGGGGCAGATGTCGTTCTCCATCCAGGAGGGTTGCTTCCGCATTGAAGTGAAATCAAACAAGGTGAAACGCTTCGACGAACGTGCCGATGCCGCCGCCTCGCGCCTGATCGAGTTCCTGCAACAGTGGATCGAGGGCAAGGAGGACGGACAGGAGAACCCGATGTACCAACTCGCCATGACGCTCCTGGAGCGCAACAAGTACGGCGATCTCGACTACAAGTCCATCTCGAAGCTCTACGAGCTGGAGGAACAGTTCGGCGACGCGGAATACACCGCCATCATGAACCTGTTCAAGGAATCGCACTTAGTCGAAGGGACCGCCACCAACTTCTATTTCTTCGAGAAAGACAAGATGGGCGTATGGAAGAAGCTGGAACCGTCGTTCAACAGACTCTGAAAAAAGTAAAGACCGCCACCCTCACCCCCGGCCGCTGGATCTACGTCTGTCCCTGCGGCTTCCGTACCACCGTCGGCCGGGTGGTGAGGACTTCAAGCAAGTGGATGGTCTACTGCTTCCATTGCAAACAACAAACAGGAAAATATTATAAAGTCATGGACGAACGATTGGAATTTGAAGAGAACTTCAACAACAAACTGAACTGCACCTGCTTCACCACGATCCGGCTCCACCACCCGGTTCGCAACGCCATCGGTGCCGTGAAGCAAATCTACCTGAAGGGCGTATGGAAAGGCAACGCAAAGATCATGCACGCCGCCACCCTCACCCTCGACCGGATCAACCTCCCGATAGCGAAGCTCGACACCGGCCTCCTGCCGGACGAGTGCCGCCGGCTGATCAAGTCGCTTTACAAGAACCGCCCCGGCATCAATTGGGAGACACAGCCGTTAGACTACATCCTGCTGGAGTATATCAAGGAATCAAAGGAACCAAGTTTATTTTAAATAGTATATGACAAAAGAAGAAATATTATATGCGATTAGAGAAATAAAAGATCCTGAAGGACTGTCTTCTATTGCCTCATTTGCGATGGCCCGTTTGTGTGTCATAGAAGAGTGTTTCGGGATAAAAGTAGACTCTGTTTTCAGCAATGACAATAAAGATTTCCTGAAAACACACACAGAGTTTAGTATGGAACAAATTAAACCGGAAGGAGGCGAGTCATGATCATCGCTGTTGATTTCGACGGTACCCTCTGTATGGGTACCTACCCGGAGATAGGCTCCCCAAAGCCCTACGCCGTGGAGGTGATGAACAAGCTGAAAGCCGACGGCCATTATCTCATCCTGTGGACCTGTCGCCGGGGCGAGCGGCTGGAGGAGGCCATCAACTGGATGCTGGAGCAAGGCATTCCCTTCGACCGGATCAACGCCCACGAGCCGGCGAACCTCGCCCTCTACGGCGACGACGCACGCAAGGTCTACGCCCACTGTTACATCGACGACAAGCAGGTAGGCGGCCTTCCTACTTGGCCGGAGATATACGACTGGATCACGGAACAGGAACGAAAATGGAAGGAGGGGCAGTTATGAGCTATTTAGATTATACCAGAAAAGATGCCGGCCATGCGTACGAAACGACTATGTGTATAACAAAAGAAGAATGCAAGGTATTGCTTCCTTTCTTCAAAAATACACATAAAAAAGTTAAGCAAAAGTTGGATAGATACGAGGACATTCATGAAAGTGGAGAAGCAACGGAAAGACAGGAAAATTTGCGAATGAAATACACGGATGAATTTGGAAGTTTAGAGAGTATCTTATCGGATATTGAAATAATTTTAAAACAATGAATTCCGGGATATGATCTAATACCAAGAAAGGATAGAATCGCAAGTATAAATGGAATGGGCAGAAGATTACAAATCATAAACGAATATAAAAACAGAAACAAATGAACAGTTTTTTAAGCAATTTCAAAAGAAAAACAGATCAACCGAATAAGACGGATGAATTGTTACCCAAACGGGAAAAGACGATACCTCCACATATCGTGGTCTGCAAGGTATGCGGCGGCAAAGGGACGAAAGATGGCGCAACTTGTCCACAGTGCAAAGGCTCCGGCCGCGTGATCGTATCGTGTGAAGTAACAACGTATGTATCGGCATACGTGCCGGAGAAAGGATTGGGTTATGGGATATGATTTGATACCAAAGAAAGAAGGGGTCGATAGCAAACGCGGGATGATATTCACATGGCCCGCCATACTGAATGAAACCGGTGCTTGTTACCTGTTCGGTTATGGGAACCATACATTTTCTCCGGGAAAATATATTTATGACGGTTCCCGGAAAGATGGCAGTCCGGCAAGCAATGACGGGTTTGAAGTCACAAAAGAAGAAGCCTGTATCATGGCGAGGATCTTTAGGGGGTATGTCTTTGTAAAAAGAGCGTTGAAGGAAGAATGGGACCAACTATCGGAACGGGAACAAATCATGATTAAATCCATGTTAGGGGAAAAAGCTGAACCACCGGCTGAAGAGTTCTTACATAAGATAGAAATGCTGGCAGATTTCTGCGAACAGTCGGAAGGGTTTAATATCAATTAAAAGCATAAATATGGAACAGTTAGCAAAACAGATGGGGCTTGTGCCCAGTGTTACCCAATGCATCAAGGATGCGGAAGGAACGGCGGAAGCGATCAAAGAACGTCTTCCCCGATTAAGAAGCCGGGATGCCAAACGGCAAAGCAAAAGGAGCATCGAGTTTTTCGAGGCGGTGGCTTATCACTTGAAACGGTTGCAAAAATTGGATAGCGAAACAATATCCAATGATAAATAACGAAAATCGCCTCACGGATTTGAATACATATTCTTTCTGTGAGGCGATTCTTTGTTGGTTGTGCGGAGTAGATTTTGTAATTTTGCAAAAAGAGAAAGAGTCAATGCAGCAGTACGAATTGAATTTGGACGTTGAGACCAAAGGCGAGGGCATCAGGCACAGGCGCACCCGCGTATCCGTGCAGGCGGCGGGAGGCAAGACCAGCCGGCAGGAGCATGTGTATAGGCGTAACCGGGAGCTGATTGCCCGTTATTACTACTGGACGGAAATACGCCGGAGGCGTTTTGACGACGTGATGCGCATCCTGTCGGAGGAGTTCCATGTGGAGGAGCGCACGATCAGCAATGCCTTGCTTGACTTCGGTGATTACCTGAACGGTTTGTACAAAGGCAAGAAAGATATACGGGAACTGAAAAAGGAATACCCGTATCGTAACTGGGAAAGCTGAAAAGCGGGGCATCTGTCACCCCGCTTTTTTATTGGTATTCCTCAAAGGTGGTGCCGTAGACGAGCGTATATGTCTTGATGCCACCGACCATGACGGAAGGCCGTCCGTTCCGGCGGCTCAACGGCGAGAATATCTCATCCGTCGTCCACCCTTGCAGGCAATCATGTACTTCGCTGACGACGGCATAACGGTCCAACGCCTTTTCCCTTACCTTTTCGGGCACCTTGCTGTATGATTCCCCCTGGTAGGGGAAAGCTAATTTGAGTGTGATCTTTAAATCCACCAACTGGCACAGGTCGGTCAGGTCCCGGCAACCGGAATATTCGATGTCGATCAGGCAACAGGGGAAATCCACCGCCGGCCGCGTGGAATTGCCCACGTTCAACTGCCCCAGGTCTTCATCGATCCAACGGAGGGATGGAACCTCCTTTTCCAAACGGTCGCATAGCGCGACAAAGATGTCTTTGTTCATAAGCTGTTATTTTAATGTGTCGATATATCCTTCCAGCCGCTTGTGTATCTCTTCCGCCAGTTCGTCCGACCGTCCCATGAAAGGACGTGCCGGTATGTTCGCCTGGCGGGTGTGTTCCCTTACCTCTACATTCCCGTATTTGGAGGTATGGCGCACATGGGCGGGTACCGTTATCTGGCCGGTGAACCCTTCATTGTGGACTTTGGCATAGTCCACTTTGTCGTTGCCGGCGGAGATGACCACCTTGTCGCGCCCGACGTATGCCGGGCGGATGCTGCCCATCAGGTTGCCGCTGTCGATCAGGAGCGACCCGTTCCGGCGCGGAATCTTTGCCGGCGCCCACGGATTCCCGTCGAAAGCCTTCTCGCGGAAACGCTCCTTATAATAAGAGGTAGCGGTCTCGGCCACGATCTCGGCGGCATCGTCCAGTATCTTGTCCGGCAGGGAGCTTAAATAATTTTCCAACTCGTTGAAGTTCATATTGAAATATTTTATATGTTTGTACCAAGAAGTTTCTTCAGGACGTTTATCAACTGCAAGCACCTCGCGGATGACGGGGGCACGAGAGTCGAATATTGAATAAGAAAGCCCTGAAGGAATCAATCCGAAGTGGGAATCTGGCACCGGCCATCCAATCCGGCGAGGCGGAAACGTCACGTGTGGCGTATCCCAGTCGGCGGACGGACGCAAGGACTTATTCCCGCGATTTTTTTATCAACAATCCTCTTCTGTATCTCCAGCGTGGGTCAATCCTACGACTTTTCTTCGTCTTATCCGCAATCTTGGCGTTCGGATAGATTTCAAACCAAGTGGCAATCCGGTAGGTTTTTGCGTCTGTCACATCGCAAATGACATTGATGACCTTCTCTTTATAGAATTTGATAAAGTTCATGTTCCGGAAATCCTTCGGCTTTACATAATCGTTTATCCATACTTCGTCCGGATGGGCCAACACGTCCGGTATGCAGTCCAACAAAGGTACCCGTGTCTTTGTGTACTTTCCGGATGTATGGCGCGTGAACACCTTTTCCGTCATCTCCACTTGACGTCCTTTGTAATCCACTATCCATTTGTGCTCGGACAGCCAATCCTCTTTTCTCCCTTCAAATGCTGCGGGGGCTTCAGTTGTGGCTTCGGCCAGTTTCTTGCCGAACGAATCCAGCCCGTAGTCGTTATAATACAGGTTGCCGACAAGTTTGGAGGCTTTGTCCGGAAACTGTTGTATGTACATCTGATTGCGGGTGAACACCTCGGCTGTCTTTCCCCGGTTCACGTCCCAGTGCTGCGCCTCGACCTGTTTCCACTCTTTCGTGTTGAAATAGTTGTCACAACGATCCTGTTCCGTTTTCAAATCCAGATCTTCTACCTCGTGCCCCATAAGGGGAACCACGTAGCATCTACATTTCCACCCGTTCGGCGGGAATATCTTGTCCCACCTCGGATCGTTGGCTGGAAGGACCAGGCCGTCCAGTTTCCGGTGCTCCTCCCTCACCTTGTCGTCCCCGGCCGTCTTGTACTCCCAATAAGGGAAAAGCTTCGTCTTCCCGACCAGCCGCTGGTAGTTGCTTGCAGACTCGGCAGTCAGTACGGCCGTTTCATATTCGGTCTGCTGCCATCGCTTATTGAAGACGTCCGTCGTCTGCAAGGCCTTTTTGTGGAACTCCTCGAAACTGCCGCTTTCCCGGAACAGGCTGTTCAGTTCCTGAAGCTCCGCCAGCGTCTTGGCGGCGGAGAAGTGGAATACATTCATTTCCATCGAAGTGATGAAAGCGTCGTCCCGTGCCCCGTAGGTGAAAGCGGTATCGGCAAGCCCGACCACCTTGGAACGTCCCTTGCCGACGGCATGGACGAAGTCGTCTGCGAAGAAACGGAACAGTTCCGCGTCGAACAGTGCCTTTCCCTCATTGTCGGCCACCCGGTTGATGATCCGGTTCTGCATCGTGTCGTCACTGAGGCGGATGCGGGCTTTGCCATCGGTCGCCCCGGCTTGCGGGGCTCCTGCGAAAAAATCCCAAAGGCGGAGGAGCCATCCCCGATCGTTGTTCCGGATGGCTGCCGCTTTCCCTTCCGGGTCGTCCGGATCATTCGGGTCCGGAGGCAACACGAATTGGGGGTGCTGCTCTTTCCGTGCGATGGCCTCGTCGCCCTCCGGCTGCGGGATGTTGTATTTCTCGTACAGGTAGCTCTGCGGGATGGGCAGGATGTCGGAGAGCAGGACGGTTTCCTCGACGGAAATCTCCTGCGCCTTGTCCAGGAACTTGAACCTGCCGCCACCGGCCGGATACCCCCGTTTCTCCAAGAGCGGGACGAAATACTTGTTCAACATCCGTTCGACAAACCGGCGGTCCGCCCGGTGCTTCTTCTCCTGCACGGCCATGTGGACCTGTCCCTGCGCGAGCGAACTGCCGTCTTGCGTGGTCATGGTCTGGCCTAAGACGGTGATCAGTATCTCCTCGTTGCAGGCACCACGGAAATCGTTGTAAAGGGCGCCGTTCCCGGAACTGCTGAGTGTCGTCTGCGTGGCTTCCGTCTCCTTGGGTATGACTAAATAGGGAGCCGACCCTGCCTCCTCGAATGCCTGGATAAGCGCCCGGCGGCTCTGTTCGTCCATGCTGCTGTATTTCCCGATCCGCTGGGGCATACCGAAAAGCTCGACAAACTGTGCCCAGTCGCCGAAGCCTCCCCGTTTGTAGATGACGAAGGGGGCAGCACGCAGGAGGATGCCGAAGTCGTCGTCACTTCCGAACTGGATAATCAGGTCGTTGTCCGCGTAGGGTATCCCGTGCTCGTCCTCCTCCCGGATGGCGATCTCCTTGGTCTTTGTCCGAATATGCTTACGCGGGATGGACTTGAAACCGAACCCGTCCAGGAACAGGCATTCGACCAGCGAAACTCCCCAGAAGCGCGAGAGCATGATTTCGCGTAGGAGCGACTCGAACTCCGGCGTGTCCATCAGCGCGTTCATTTCGTCGACCTGTTTGCCGTCGATGGTAAAAGCGAGGTCCGCGTCCGTCACCGCGTCGATGCGTTTGTCGATGGCGTCCGACAGGTAACCGTCGATCAGCAGGTCGGTAAACAGGTCGTACAGTTTCGTCCGGTTCCCCAAGTCCGCCAGCCGGAGGGCGCTCCGCCAGGAACCGATGTCGTTCACGCCCCGGTGGATGGGGCGGACCAATATTTCAGTATGGACCGGCCGTTGTTTCGTTCCGACCGAATCCGGGCCTTTTATGGCCACTTTCTTTTTTTTCTTTGCCATGATTCATGTTTCTGTTTTCATTTGATTATACGGCCGTTTAAACAGCGTTCTAACGGTCTTTTAGAAATGCTGGCACCGCTTGGGGTTGCTGCCATACGCGATGGAACCTATCGGGGCGTTGCTTCCCGTTTCTTCTTCTGTTTCCCGGTCGGGCAGGTCGGGCGAAACGTCGCCCCGCTGGACGGCCTTCAGCCAGTCGATGGCCCGTTCGTAGCGGTCTTGTCGGAACTTCAAGTCCGTCCCGGCGTTGCAGAGGTTGATGAGATGCCAGGTGGCGATATCCTTGACGAATATCAATAGCAACTGGTTTCGCTTGTTTCCCGAAGCGGAGAAAATGCGTGTACAGTCGAAACGCGTGAGATAGCCTTTCGCCTCGGCCACTGCCGCGTCGATGGCGGCCTGTGCGATGGTCTCGTCCCCCCGCGTAATGGTTTCGACCTGTTCGTCATGCAGATGGGTGTTCAATTCCTGTATTGTCAAAAATGCCATGATCTGATGTATTTGGATTAATATCGTTTCCGGTTCCTGGGACGTGTCCCGACGGTACAACTGCCCGCCTTGACGGCCATCACCTTTTGCTGACAGATGAAGAAACCGCCCTCTATTGCGTCAGGACCGTCGGCAGGTGCCGGAAGCCCGTCGTCAAACAAGAGGAACTGTTCCTCCAGGCGTGCCATGTTGGGGTTGTCCTTCTCGGCGATGTTCAGGATCATGCGCCCCGCCCGGTTCAGGGGTTCCAGGTTGCCCTCGATACGGACGAACTTGTCCGGTTTGTTCCGAAGATCGGGCGATATGGGGATGATGTATCCGGTCTCTTCCCATTTCTTTTGGAAAAGCGGGACAAATACCTGCTCGTAGAAGGGGTCCTGCAACTTGTTGTTCTCGATGGAGTTGTACACCTGTGTCCGGTCGGCCACATAGTCGCGCAGGTAATAATACCAATTGACGAACTCCTCGTTCTTCACGTGGTCCAGATAGCCGGTGATGACATACAGGTTGCCGTCCAGTACGCCCATCAGGAAGTTGGCCTTGTAAGAGCCGAGCTTCTTCACCCCCTTTTTATTGGAGACCTTGTTGGATGGGGCGGGGTCACCGTAACTGACCAGGAACGGGAACTTGTGGAGCGGCGGTACCGGTCCCCACTTGATCTCCTTGAAATAGCACCCTTCGGTCACCGGGTTGTTGAAACACTCCTTTTGTGCGCTGGCGGCACTTACCTGTGCCAGCACATCGTCAATCGTCTCCTCGTCGTTCTTCTCCGGCCAGACGGAAGTCCCGTAGGCGAAATCGTTTTTGGGATCCGGGTGGTTGATGTCCACCATGCGCAGGTTGATAATGTCCCAGTTCCCGATCGGCTTTTCCCGGCGTGACAGTTCAAGCGCCTTCTTGCCGGCCCGTGCCACGCAACAGTCCTTGGCGATGATGTTCCCGCAAAAGATCGTGAGCAAGGGTTCCGAGAAGGAACGGGTGAAGTAAAGTGCCTGCTCGAACCAGTTCCATTTATCGTTCACGATCTCCGGATTGCGGCATTCCTCGTCGGTGTCGTAATCATCCACGAGGATTGTGTCCGGACGCACCTCCTCGATTTTGACACCACGCGGGCTTTGCCGTGCCCCGACCGCCATAAAGGAGGCTCCCCCCTTGGTGATGAAGTTGTCTTCCGTCCATTTGAAACCCCTTTGTTCGCCGTAATAGAACCGGATACGCTGGTTGGCCTCCAGTTGTGCCCGGTAATGGGCAAGCAGCTTGATGGCGTTGTCGAGGCTGTTGGAGCAGAGGATGATGTTCCGTTTCTTTCCGGTCAGAACCAGGAAGAGGACAACGAACATGACGACTGTGCTCTTGGCCAGCTCACGTGCCCAGGATAAAACCTCGTACCAGTTCTTAGGGCTATCAACCAGCCGTTTTATGGCCTTTTTATGGAAAGAGGCAAACTCATATTTGGCATAGTTCGGAAACATCTCCTTGATCCATAGCAACGGATGTTTCTCTAAGTAGGCCAACCGCTTCTGCCGCTCTTCGTAGGGCATATCCAAATCGACTGCCGTATCTTTTCGGATGGACTTCAGGTAGGCATCCCAATCTTCAAGAGCCTGTTTGTCTATGTTTTTAAGCGGTTTCATTTGAGCCGGTCTTTTATGTAAGCGTCAAAATAAAAGCTGAGTTCCTTCGCCTTTTCCGTGTCCGTCTTGCGTATCCAGTCGAGGATGCCTTTGGAGACGCTGATGATGTCGGCGATCCCGGTCTCCTTCTCCATCTTTTCGATGGCGGCCGCCAACTTGTTGATCGTGTCGGCCTCCTTGGAGGTGGCGAACCGTTCCCCATCCTCACGTCCGGCAATGGCCTTGTTGATCTCCGCCACCTGCCGGTAGAGGTTGGCCAACTGTTCCTCGCGTGTCAAGCTGACAGAAGCCTTCAATTCCTCCCATTTCTCCGTCTTTACCCATTTGCAAAGCGTCTGTTTGCTGACCCCGACACGCTCGGCGACTTCCGCCTGTGTCAGGTGTTCCTTCAGGTAGAGCATCTTTGCCCATTCCTTCTTTTGCTTCATGCTTAAATCCGTACCCATATCCATCTGTATTTTGCTGGTTTGCACCCTCAAAAGTACGAGCGATTTTCTGGATGGAATAATCGCAAAGTGTTACGATACAAGCTGATGTAAACAAATTGCTTATTTAACGTAACCATTACAATGCGATTTTTCCGGCTCGTTTTTATCCCGCAATTTTGGGGTGAAAAATCAAAAAACGATGCCGAAAAAGACATTCATATTACACGATGAGACGGTCAATACGCAAGGGTTCCGGATGCTGACATCGGGAGCCGACCTGTCCGTATTCGAGAACAACCCGGTCATGCTGCTCAACCATGACGACTGGAACATGCCGATCGGCCGCTGGGAGAACATCCGCGTCGAGGGGACCCGGATCCTTGCCGATGCCGTGTTTGACGAAGACGACGAAAGGGCAGTCACCGTCATGGGTAAAGTGGAACGCGGATTCTTGAAATCGGCCAGCATAGGAGGATGGCCGGGGAAAAGCTCGGACGACCCGTCGCTGATGTTGCCAGGACAGACCTATCCGACCATGGTCACCTGGACAGTGCGTGAGGCCTCCATCTGCACCATCGGGAGCAACCACAACGCGCTGGCCCTGTACGACAAGGAGAACAAGCGGATGGACCTGAACGACAAAGGCACATTGATCAAACTGTTCGATACCGCTTCCGGTATCCATGTATCACATAAAAATGAAACGCAAATGACAATTTTAACAGGTTTATTGAAACTGTCGGACAATGCAAGCGAACAGGCCATTGCCGACGAAGTACGAAAGATTATCCGGCTCCGTGACGAACTCCAGGCAGAGAACGCCACGTTGAAAACAGAGAAAGAGGCACTGTCGTCCAAAGTCCAGGCTTTTGAGAAAAAAGAGAAGGACGTGCGCAAGGCAGATGCGATCGCCCTGGTGGACAAAGCCATCAAGGAAGGCCGCTTAGACGCGAAAGGCAAGGATGCCTGGATGAAGATGTTCGATGCCAATTTTGACCAGGCCAAGGAACAACTCGATGCGATCCCGCCACGTGTCAGCGTGACGCAACAGATACAGGCTTCGCCTTCAGGCGGTACGGGCAGCGTGAAACTTGCCGATATGACCTTCTCCGAGATCGTAAAGGCGGACCGTCTGAAGGAATTGAAGAAAGACGGGGAGCTTTACAGACAGAAGTTTTTCGAGGCATACGGCAAATACCCTGCCTAAGAAACAAGTATAAACCATTATAAAAACAAACAAGAATGAAAGCAAAATTTTTTGTTTCGCTCATGACGGCGATTCTTTTCAATGCCCTGACAAGCGGCGTGTTCGCTTCCACGTTGGGAATCGGCCACGGGACCATGTTCGCCGTGCAGATGGGGTTGTCCCTTATCCCGTTGAACATGGCGGGATGCCTGATGGAGGGCTTGAACCGTGAAATCTGGATTCCGGAGATCATCGAGAAGTTCTATCCATCGGACTCGTTTCTTACGCATTCGAAGAGCCTGGACGCCTGGGTGGACAACAACAAGCTGAACTTGCAGGAGGCGGGCGTCGATCCGGAGGTATATATCGATAACGAGTTGTATCCGATTCCAATCGTGGCGCGTACCGACATCCCGCACGAGATCATGTTGAAACGTTTCGACACCGAGAACACGGTACATATCAATGCCATCGAGATCGAGGAGTCCGCCGAAAAACGCCAGAGCGTGATCGAGGGGCACCGCAATTCGCTCCGGCAGAAGTTCGCCCGATTAGCCGCTTTCAACTGGGCTCCGGTGAAAAACGGCGATTTTACTCCGGTGAAAGCCGCCACCGGTGACAAGAATGCCCGCGGATACAAGGCCATGACCTACGAAATGGTAATGGACATGGAACTGGCTTTCGATGAGCTGGAGGTTCCGGCCGAAGGGCGTATCCTGATCCTGAATCCGCTGCATGCGATGGACCTCAGAATGCAGGACTTGAACATGTACAAGGCGTTTTATAACGAAAACAAACTGTTCTCTTTCACCGTGGTCCGTTCGTCCCTTACTCCGAAGTATAACGGCACGACAGGGCAGAAAGCCCCGTGGAATGCGGCAGTGGCAGCAACAGACGCGCCTTCTTCCCTTTTCTATTACAAGGAAGCTGTGGCCCGTGCCCGTGGAACGGTGGATATGTATTACCGCCTGAACGATCCCGAATACCGTGGCGACGTGGTCGGTTTCAATATGCGCGGCGTCGCTACTCCGGTAACGGGCAAATACTTAGGGGCCGTCTATTCGCCCAAGGCTTAATGTTTCACTTTCAAAAACAGATACGACAATGAGTTACATCAACATGCAATCGCGTAGGAGCTTCGACTTCTACGCCCCTTACAACGAGGAAGGCGAACGCCTTGTGACCATCCCGTTCCCGGTGGCCGTGGAACGGAAAGCGGAGGAGACCGGTATCGTGCATGATGCCAATCCTGCATTGGTGACCGTCGCCCCGGCTGCGGCAGAAACAATCGAGGTGGAGACGAAAGTACAGGCGGGATCACTCCTGGTTATCCGCAATGAAGGTACGGCCGTCGCTACCGTCGGCGGTGCGAACTGCGCGGCTTCCAAAGTGACGACCCTGATGTGGGACGGAAATGCGTATGCAGAACTTTGTACATCTGAAATCGCATAACCGATGGCCAAACTCCAACTCTTAGTCATCCACTGCACCGCCACCCCTCCCGGCCGCGAAGTATCGGCGGACGACATCCGCCGTTGGCACACAGCCCCGCCCTGCGAAGGCGGCCGCGGCTGGAAGCAGGTGGGCTATACCGATATGATCCACCTGGACGGGATGAAGGAGCGGCTGGTCGAGAACAACGAGGACATGGAGGTCGATCCCTGGGAGATTACCAATGGGGCAAAAGGGCATAATAGTACAGCCCGGCACATCGTGTACGTCGGTGGCGTGAACCGCGACGGCAAGACTCCCAAGGACACCCGTACACCGGCGCAGCGGCAAGCCCTCGCGGATTACGTGAGGGACTTCCACCGCCGCTTCCCCTCCGTCCGGATCGTCGGGCACAACGAACTGGCGGCAAAGGCCTGCCCCAGCTTCGATGTACAAGAGTGGCTCAAACAAATAGGTATCAATCAATAAAACAAAAACAACATGAAACAGAAATTTATCCTTTCCCTTTTTGGGATGATTTTATCATTTGCCGTATGCCTGCCTGTGCTGGCAACAGTAACCGGATCACTGGATGTGGCGGCAGAGACCCCGGACTACAATGCTGCATTCCTCTCGCTCTCCACGCTTGTGGCATCTATTCCTTTTTGGGTAGAGATTATTAAAGGCTTTTTCCCGAGCCTGAAAGGGATATGGACACAGGTCGTTTCCTGGCTGGTCGCCGTCGGGCTGTGCATGTTCGGTTGGTGGCAGCATTTGGGAATATTTGACGGTATCGAATGGTACATCGCCCTCTTGTACGGCTTGGGCAGCGGACTGGCGGCAAACGGTATCGCCGATATCGGGCTGGTACAGTGGCTGATCGGGGTGTTCGATAAGAAAAAGGCGTAAAAGATGGACTGGGGCGCATTGTTCAATTATCTCGGCACGGGAGGCGGCCTGATCGTCCTGCTGAACTGGATAGCCAATCTCCCGTTGTTGCGCAAGCAAAAGCGGTTGGAGAAAGACGATGTGTCCCGCCACATGGCCGAGAAAGACAACGAGACAATACTGAAACTGTATGATGAGATCAGGGGTTTTCAAGTGCGCATGTCGCGTCTGGAGGGTTGTGTCGCGAAGATCGTGGTGTGTCCTGTGTATGATCGCTGTCCTGCTCGTTCCTTCGTGCAGGAGTATAAACGAACGTATTACTACCCGCCGGCTGGACAGCCTCGTGTGGGACAGAAGGGCAAGCGTCACCCCCGCGATAATACCGCCCAGCCGGGCGACGCTGGCGGTCCCGGTGGACAGCCTCCGTAGGTTGCCCGCCGGGGCAGCATACACGGAGAAAAGCGGGCAGGCGACCGTCAGCCTCACCTTCCAGGATGGCAACGTAGTCGCCTCCGCCCGTTGCGACAGCCTCGAACGGCTGGTGTTCGAACTCTCCGAACAGTTGTACGGCAAAACGGAGCAGGCCGGACAACGCGAGGAACAGAAAACCGCCCCGGCAGCCACCTTCGGCCAACGGCTCAAATGGTGCTTGAGCGGTGTTTTAACAGGAATCATATTAACGATAATCATTCAAATCATTTATAGATTATGGCAAAGAAAACAACGTCGGTCGGTTTGAAAGCAGTCTTGTTCGGAGACGTAAATCCGAATGGCGGAATGCCCACCGTGATGAAGCAGCTGGCGCGAACCTTCAAAGGCTCGGCAAGTTTCACCACCGAGGCCGACACGGTGACCAACTTCTATTGCGAGGAGGAACCGACCGTACCGGTCGAGACGGTGGCTTCGGAAAACGGACTGAAACAAATCAAGCTGAATTTCATCGAGTGGGACAACGATACGCTGAAGGAGGTTTTCGGCGGAGAGGTTGTACCCGGCGAGGTGACCATTGACGAGAAAACCTACACTGTCGAGAAGTTCAAGGCTCCGAGAGATGTAGTTGAGATTGAAAAGGCACTCCGTGTGCTCACCCGCTTCAATCTGGTAATCGATATCCCCCGCGCTAAGATCCTTGCCCGTTTCGTTTGGAACTTGGCAGCCGATCAAATCGCCCAGATTGAAATCACGGCAACCGCCATGTCTTCCTTTGGCGAAGACGACGGGGCTTATGAGGTGTACAAATTAGGTGAACCCAAAGCAACCGGTTCCTAATGGAAAAGCAAGCAAAGAAAGACCGAGCCATCGAAGCCCACGCCGCTGACGCCCTTTTGGACCAGCCGCTGACCATTAACCTGCCGGCCCCGTGGCTGCTCCGCAAGTTCGGCAAGAAGACCATCCGCTACGGCGTCCCCTTTCCGAAAGGCCAAACCCTCTGCCGGATGGCAGCCCTCTTCTGCCGGATGGACATCGACCTGAAGGAGCTGAAAGCCGGCGACCTCGGTACCACTTTAGAATGTATCGCCCGCAACGGCAAACGGGTGTCACGGGTGATTGCCGAAGGGATGGTGGGAAATACCATCCTTTCCCGGCTATTGGTCTGCCCTTTAGCCTGGTACATCCGCTGCCATACGACGATGAAGGGGATGGCGGAACTGGCGCAGATTATCCTGCTCTTGGCCTCCCCAGAGGGTTTTGTGAATACTATCTCATCGATCGCCACGATGAACATGATGGCGCCGACGGAGAGCCAACCGAACAAAAAGAAAGGGAGTTAAAGGAGGAATACGAGCCTCCCCATAGCCCGTTCGGACGTATCTACGCGCTGATCTCTTCCGGCGCGTTCACCTACGACGAAGTCATGCGCAAGATTCCCTGGTGCGTCATTCTCACGATGATCAAGGATCAAGGACGGATGCGGAAAAAGAGAGAAGAGGAAGAAGAAATTTTGGAAACAGAGGAAGAGGAATTGGCATTCTTCGGACTAAACAATTGACAATGGACAATTGACAATGGATAATTTGTTGTCGATGTCTTCATGAATTGTCAATTGTCAATTATCAATTGTCAATTAAAATGGACGAACCTTTATACGTGACATTCGAGTTCCGGGGAAACCTCGCCGAAGAGGTTGAACGGGTGAAGTTAGGCATCGCGGGCTTGCGCAACGAGTCCACGCAAACCTACCAGCGCCTGATTGCCGACAGCAACGAGGCATTCGCCGCCATGAGCCGGGGCAACCAGCAACTGGCCGTCAGCATCCAGGAGGATATCAACAGCCTTCGCCAATTGGATGCCGCAAACAAAGCCCTGGACGAAGGGTTTGCCCGTGGAACCGTCACCGCTGCCCAATACGCCGAGGGCAAGGCGAAACTCGCCATTCAAGAAGCCGACCTGCGCAACGGTATCCAGGAGAACATCAAAGTGCTCCAGGAATCCATCGACCAGGAACGGATGGCGGAAGGAAGCATCGAATCGCTTCGCGCTTCGCTCCAAAAGATGGAAGAGGCGTGGCGCAAGATGTCCGCCTCCGAACGGGAATCGGCCGCCGGTCAGGAACTCAAAGAAAAGATTCAATCCCTGAAAGAGGAACTGGCCGGATTAGAGAGCGGCACGAATGGTGTTGCCTCCGGCTTGAAACAATTCCAGACACAATTGGAGTCGTGCCCCGGTCCCATCGGGCAGACGGCGGCCGCCATCGGGAAAATGACCAAGGCGGCACTCGCCTTTATTGCCACGCCGCTCGGCATGGTATTGGCCGCCATCGCTGCCGGGCTCGCTGCCGTCACCAGTTGGTTCCACCGCACCGAAGAGGGAGAGAATGCGTTGGCAACGGCCACGGCAGCTTTCAACCAGGTACTCGCCAGCCTGCTGGATGTGGTGGATAAGGTGGGCGAATGGCTCTATAAGGCATTCACCAAGCCCAAAGAGGCATTGACCGACCTGGTGGACTTTATCGAGGGACAGGTAGTGAACCGCATTACGTCAGTTGGCAAGGCGGCACAAGCCGTCTGGAAGATGTTGCAAGGCGACATCAAGGAAGGGACGGCTGATTTTGCCAACGCCTGGTTGCAAGGCCTGACCGGTATCGAGGATGCCGGACGGAAAGCCTCCGCATGGATAGCAGATACCAATGAAAAGATAAAAGAGTCCGTCGAACTACAGAAACGCCGGAACGCCCTCGATGTGGCGGAACGTGACCTGTTGGTCGAGCATAGCCGGCTGGAAGCCCGTATCGGCGAGCTACGCGACAAGGCGTATGATATGAACTCTCCGGAGGCGGAACGCTCGAAAGCTCTGAAGGAGGCGATCCGCCTGACGGACGAACTCTTCGCCAAGGAACAGGCGATTGCCAGGGAGAAATACGAAATCATCAAGAAACAGAACTCCCTTGCCAACAGTAACAAGGCCGACCTTCGTGCCGAAGCGGAAGCTCTCGCCGAGGTGAACCGCCTGGAGGCACAACGCTATGCCTCGCGCCGCATGATGCTCCGGCAGAGCAACACGCTGGACGGGAAGCTGCTGAAGACAAATGAAACGGAAGACGGTCCGTTAGGATCCATCCGATACTATGAAAACGTCATCAAGAAATTGAAAGAGGCGCACGCCTTAGCCACCGACGACCCAAGCCGGGAGCGAATCAACCAGGAAATCGAGTGGAACGTCAAGGAACTGGAACGGATCTCCGAGCGGGTGGGCAAAGTTGCCTTGGAAGCCTCGAAAGAGATCATCGAAAAGGCATTGTCCGCCTCCGAACGGCTGGACACCTCCGACCTCGAACGGTTGCGGAAGAAGATCGAGCAGGTCACGACCCGGACCCAAGAGGCTCGCGAGGGGATTTTGGGCCTGTTGGATGCCTGGGGCACACTCAACGATTCCGGAAAGGCGACCGCCATCGCCGACGAATGCTTCAAGATTGCCGACGGCCTGTCATTGGCTGCCGAGACCGCGGAACTGTTCGATGAATCGTTGGGCGGCACCCTTTCGACCGTCGCCGAACTGGTGGGTGGCGTGGGCAACATCGCCGGAGGGGTTGGTCGTGCCCTGAGCGGCGACGTGATCGGCGGCGCGACCGGAATCCTATCCGGAGTTACAGGTATTATCGGTTCGTTCAAGAAACGGACGGAAGAAAACAAGCGGATCCTCGCCGAATATAAGCAAAGTTTGGTCGAAACGGCAATGAAGGAGCTGGAATATAACAGTATCCTACGCGAGCGGCTCCGCCTCCAGCAACAGATCGGCGAGACATCCTTGGACTATTTCACCCGGCAATCCGCCGAACTGAAGAAACAGGCGGGGCAAATTGAAAAGGAATATCGGGAGGTCTTTGAGAAGCTGCAAAAGGAACAGTATGTCACGGAAACCCACTACAAGCACGGCACTTGGTTCCGCAAGGCAAAGACTTGGAGCGACTACGACAACCTTGCCGGAAAGACGTATGAGGAGATGGAATCGCTCTACACCCAAGGCAAGCTGACCGAATCCGCACAGACCCTGTTCGAACAGCTCCGGAAGCTGAAGGAAGAGGGTGCGGACGTGGCGGACCTGATCGACGGCCTGAACCAAGAGATGAAGGAGGCCTTCACCGGAACGACGGTCGATTCCATCACCGACAGCATCATCCGGGGTTTCGCCGAGGGCAAACGCTCCGCCAAGGACTTTGCCGACGATTTCCAAAAGATGCTGAACGATGCGGTGTTGCAGGGAGTGAAGATGAAAGCCCTCGAAGAACCGCTCCGCCGGTGGTACGAATCGTTTGCCGAGGCGAGCCAGAACGGACTGAATGCCGACACAATCACTTCGCTCCGGGAACAATACAACAAGATTATCGAGGATGCTGCCAAGCAATTAGAGGATATGGAAAAGGTGACAGGCACGACGATCGGCAATATCGCCGACACCGGCCGTACCGCCACCGCGCAAGGAGTCGCCTCGATGAGCCAGGACAGCGCGAACGAATTGAACGGCAACTTCTACGCCCTCCTGATCTATGCCGACAAGACGTGCCAGGGCGTAACCAACATCAACACGATGATGGTGGAAGCCCTCGGCGTGTTGAACCGCATTGCCGCCAATACCGACCGGTTAGAGGCGATTGAAAAGAACGTCCGCGAAACACGTGTATTCATCCAGGACATGGCAAACAGAGGGATCATTTTACGCAAGACAGCATGACGAACAATATCTACATAGACGACATCAACCTCCGCGGCCGCTTCGGTTGCTGGGTGACGCGAGGGGGCTACAACGGCCTCTTGGCGTACCCGGCCATGAAGGAGCCGGAGACGAACGACTGGCCCGAAGAGGACGGTATCGAGGTGGATCTGTCCGACCCGAAGTTAGAGCCGAAAGAGGCGACCGTCTCTTTCCTCTCTGATACGAACGGCGGGGCGACCGACCTCATTGCCTATCTCTCCGGCGAGGGCTACCATACGGTACGCATTCCATCTTTGGGGCGCGAATGGCAGCTTCGGATGTCGAGTCATCCGGCCAACAAGGTCTATCCGCTGGCGACCGCCTTCAGCCTGAAGTTTGTCGAGGACAACCCGGTGCGCCCGGCTTCGGAGGGACTGCCCTCGCCGGGGCTTTGGATGCCGGAGAGCCGATACCGGCTGGACGATGTGCCTTTGTCCGCCTACGGCGTGGTAGTCGACGAAAGCCGCAACGCCCTGCTGAAAGTCCCGACCGTAAAGATGAACCTTTGCCGGAACATCGAAACAGAGGACGGGCAGATTTATGACGCCGACCACCTGGTCTTCCAGAAGAAGGAAGTAACGTTCAAATGCCATTTGAAAGCCGCTCGAATGGCGGATTTCTGGCGGTGCTACGACAGTTTCCTGGCTGCACTGATACAGCCGGGCGAACGGCAGTTGTATGTGGAGGAGATCGGCAAGGCGTACCCTTGCTACTATAAAAGTGCAGCGAATTGGAAACTTCTGACGCTATGCGGACCCATAGTGGCACAGTTTGACCTCACACTGGTCTTCACCTCCTTTAGGTTGTACGAAACGGATTACTTCCTGGCGACCGAAGCAGGCGAATTTATCCTGACAGAAGATGGCAACTACTTTATAGATATGAAATAACGATGACGGGACAGGAACAAAAAATAAAGATTAGCGATTTGCCCTCCTCGGTCTCCTTCCGGGGGTTGTGGACATTGGGTTACCAGAACGTGGACGGCAAGAAAACGAGCGTCAAGGTCTCCTTGGATGAGATCCAGACGGCGTATGAGAATGCGGTGTCGGCTGTCACGGCTGCAAGGGAAGCGACAGGAACGGCACTATCCGCGGCCGGGAATGCCAACCATGCGACCGGCGAAGCGAACAGTGCCGCTTCCTTGGCATTAGAAAAAGCGACTTTGGCGGTATCTGCTGCCCAAAAAGCAAATGCCGCCGCAGGTCGGGTAGACACCTCCATTGTCAATGCAGAAAAGGCAACCGAAGAGGCCAACCAAGCGACAGCCGATACCCGTCAGGCTATTGCCGATGCGGAAACGGCCACCGCTAATGCAAACAAGGCTGCTAATGAAGCCAACACCTCCCGTGATGCCGCTAATGCCGCTGCCGGTAAAGCAGATACAGCTACAGCCCATGCAAACGAGGCTACCGCTGCTGCCAAACAAGCGGCCACCGAAGCCAACGCCGCTCGCGATACAGCCGCTGCCGCTGCCGGTAAGGCCGATACGGCGACAGCCAATGCTAACGAGGCTACAGCTGCTGCCAAACAGGTAACCACTGAAGCCAACACCGCCCGTGATGCCGCCAATTCCGCAGCTGGTAAAGCCAATACGGCTACGGTCAATGCCAACGAGGCCACCGCCGCCGCCAAACAAGCGACTACTGAAGCCAACACCGCTCGCGACACCGCCCATGCCGCTGCCGGTAAAGCCGATACGGCGACAGCCAATGCAAACGAGGCTACCCGTCTGGCAGGTGAATCCACCGCTCTCATGGACGACCTGAACGCCCATCCCATGAAACCCCAGGGGGGCTTATGGTATAAATGGAACCCCGAAACAGGCAAGTACGAGAACACCGGCATACAGGCGAAAGGCGATGTGGGTTCCTCTTTCCGGATAATTGGCCGGTATGATACGTTGGACGAACTGGAAGCCGCCGTGCCCGACGGCGCGGATGTAGATGGCGTATATGCCATTGGTGCGGATGAACCGTTCGATTATTATGCCTGGCTGTTCGTGGACGGCACGTGGAAGTGGGACAACCAAGGGAAACTGCGCGGTGCCGAAGGCAAATCTTCATACGAAGTATGGACGGAGTATCCGGAAAACGAAGGAAAGACGAAGGAGCAGTATTTCGACTGGCTCAGTCCGACTATTGACCCAGAAACGGGACGCTGGAATATCCAGGGTACTGACATGGGAGTGCAGGCCGAAGCGGTTGATGCCCATGTGACGGTAAAGGAGAACACGGATGACAGCTATGTCCTGCATGTGAAAAGCGCGAAAGGTGAATTTGACACGCCGAACCTCAGAGGTTTCGATGTAAAGGTCAGGGAAGTAGAAACCAATACGCCGGATGATTACCGGTTGGAAATTACGACAGTGAAGGGGACCATAAAAACCCCAAACCTGAAAGGACGCAGCGGGTCAGCAGTGATTGACCTCGACCATGAGCCGGTCGAGTCCGACACACATTATACTTATAACGGCGTGCAATATGCTTTCAGCGTCGGAGACGAAGTCCGGTGGTACGATACCGATTCGGAAGCGTTTGTCTTGTTCAAACTCTACGCGATGACAGAAACCGGGGCCGTATGGGAAGAAATGGGAAGCGGAGCGGGATCACTCCCGACAGACGTGATCCTTACGGGACCGTCCGAACTTTCTTCAGATGAATCGGAGAGTTACATTTATTTACAGGATGGATATTTAAAAGGCAAGGAGGAATAACGATGGCAAGAAACAAGGGAGGCGTTTACGTCTACCAACAGATGGAAAAGACGCTGGCCGAATGGCTGGCGGAAACGAAACCGGTACCGGCAAAAGTGCTTTGCTGGGAATCGGATACGGGCATCATCCGCATGGGTGACGGCAAGTCAATGTACAAGGACCTGCCGCCCCGGATCAGTTCGGGGCTGTCTCCCCGGATCAGCGAAACGACCGGTTGCTGGGAAACGTTCAACATCGCAACGAAACAATGGGATGACACAGGGGTGAACCCGACAGTCGGGATCGGTATTGATGGCGGAAAGCCGAGCACGGTGTTCACGGCCGGGCAAATATTGAATTTTGGAAAAATAGCGGAATAAACAATTAAAAGCAGAAGGATATGGCATTACAAATGCAACTTAGGAACGGCACTGTCCAGGAATGGGAACAGTTTAACCCCATCCTTGCCGAAGGGGAAATAGGCGTAGTATTGGAACCGTCGGGCGGTTTTGTTATCGGCGACGGGAAGAAAAGTTATAAAGAATTACCTTTCCACCCGTGGGCGCAGGATGCATACGACATCCTGGTCACATACGGAGGATATAAAGGGACGAAAGAGGATTTCTGCCGGCAGCTCGATTCGTCGCTCCGCCTTCCGGAGCAGCAGGCCGGCACGCTGGTGAACGCCGGTGCGGGGTGGAACTCGTTCACTTTTCCGAAAGAGTTCGCCGAAGATGTGTATGTCGTCCTCACCCCGCAGGATGCCGCCGTGTTCGCCTCGGTGAAAAACATCAGCAAGCAGGGTTTCCATTATTGCCTTTTCGATGCGGCGGGCGACACGATCGCGCAGAACGTGCAGGTCGTTTATATGGCTACGGCCGTATCGGAACTGAACCTGGCACAGGCGATCGCAAAGGCTTCCGGACTGAACCCTTTCGGCTTTGACAACCTCACCACGCTGTTTGCAGGCCATGCCGCCGAGGTTGTCGCATCAGAGGCAGCGTTCGGCATGGTCAGGCGTTCGGCAATGGCATCCGCCCGTTATATCTGCCATCTGACCGGCCTTAACCCGGATAGTTACTTCAACATGGTTTCCATTGCCGGGAATGTTACGGCAATGAACATGGTTGCCCAAACCCCGGAAGTAGTTACCTACATCCAGACCGCCCCCGGCGCGTATGACAGCATCCGCTTGGGCACGATGCCGATGACGAAATACCTTTGCGGCATCCTGTCCACCGCCCCGGAAGGCTATTCGACCGTAACGGGTTTGTTGGAGGACGAAACGTTGTTGGCAGCCCTTGTCCTTTCGGAGCCGGCGATGACCGCACTCTGCGGATCATCCATCGGTACAATAGAATTGACTGCCAGCAGCGTAGCCATGCAGGCTGTCGCTGCCAGCAGCGTAGCCATGCAGGCTGTCGCTGCCAGCAGCGTAGCCATGCAGGCTGTCGCTGCCAGCAGCGTAGCCATGCAGGCTGTCGCTGCCAGCAGCGTAGCCATGCAGGCTGTCGCTGCCAGCAGCGTAGCCATGCAGGCTGTCGCTGCCAGCAGCGTAGCCATGCAGGCTGTCGCTGCCAGCAGCGTAGCC